TCTTCGAATCACCCACGATGTATGTTGCTAGACAGTACCTTTGCATACCCCCTTATCATAGCTTCTTCTTAAACTTTTTATTTATTTGCATTTGTATTCTTTTTGGCAGATGATTCTTTACTACTCTTTTACCAGCTTCAAAGAATTTGAATCTCTTTTCATAATTAACGCTTCTTTCAAAAGCTACAATTAAATCTAGTTTTTTATTCTCACCCTTTCCTATCCTTCTATAGACACCTCGGATATTATTTACGTTAGCTATGAAATCTGACTTCCTTTTTACAAAACCACTTCTTCTGCCTTTAATGTTTCCATACTCATTTAAATCTGCTTTAAGTGTGGGCACACCTATATAGCTTCTCTTAGCTTTGACATTACCACCATACACTTGAGTTTTAAGATATTTTTCTTGTACAGGTCTAGTTTCTACTTTACCTTCAAATCCTACATCATTGAACTTGGTTTTTCTTACAACGAAAGCATTTTGTGTAAATGGCGTTGGTCTATCTATATCTTTTTTAAGTTGATGTATCTCTGCCTTTTTAACTAATTCTAATGTGCTATCAATACCATCTTTAACAGCAAATTTTACTTTGATATTTGATTTATCTAAGTTTTTTAGTAATGGTTTTAAATCTGCTTTGATGTTTAAGTTCATAATAAAGATGGTGCGGTAGTAGGAGAAAATATATCAGGAGAGAGACTACCGCACCAAAAGTACATTATATATTTCTTTCCTTATGTTCAACAATGTTTTTGCACCACCAATATAGTTGAGCATCATTCAATGTTGATTTCATAAAATTAACAGTACGACATACCAATTGAATATTGCCAACGACATAACCTTTATCAGAATCTTTACGATCTATCGAACAGGCATAATCGGTACTACCACCGCCACGATGCCATGTCATGTTGATACCTGACAATGCACACTTACCTTCTTGCTTATCCCAAAGTTTATTTATGTAATCTAATTCTATATCCCATTCAATATCTGATTTTCTTCTGCTGGATTTTAGTTGTGTAAATAAAAGATTTAGATAAGTATATGGTGTTTGATTCTTTGCTTTTGTTCTTTTCTCTTGAGTACAAGTTCTACATTCTGTCCTAGAATATTCACCTTTGGTATTGCTTCCTTGCTCAAACATATCTGCTGGTAAGGTTCGTAAGCAATAACTACATTTCTTCTTGCTCATGTGTCTTAGCTTTGTAAGACAGTATTGTAGGTAATAATCCTTGCTTTGTCAGTTTTACAAATTCTAAAAAGATGTCGTGATCTATCATGTTAAGCAATTCATCTGCTGATAATACAATTGCATACTTACCAAACTGTTTTTGCACATTTTTCTTACCAGCTTCATCTTTGCAGATAAATACTTCTCTATCTGTTTCTGTATGTTTGAGTTTCCAAGTATCAACAGGTAGTGGCATAACACCTTCTTTAAGTAATTGATCTTGTAAAGACTTCCATGCTCTTAGCATCATACTAGCCATTTTTTCTAAATCCCTTGATTTATCAGGGAATGAGAGAGATAGGTTGTATTTAGTTTGTGCTAGTTGAAACCTTTTTTGGAATTCTGTGTTAACTAATCTAACAGGCTCATCAACGCCAAAGTCAGTAGCTAGTTGCCTTTCAAGCGAATTGATGTCTTTTATTATTTCTATTACAGATTCAGAATACATATTTTTAATTTGGTTTGGTTGGTATGGTTGGTGGTTGTATACATAGAGATGTATATACAACCAACCATTTTCCTATGCCATTTACCCTTAAACCACCTGTTTTACCAACCAAAAACAACCATTTACAAACCATATTCATTTAGAATATCTCCGAATTATATTCATTAGTTTGATAACCTTTGCCCTTCTCATAAGTCAAAACATCTTGATCTACTAATTTTCTAAGCCATGTTTTAACAGTTGAGTCATTTAGATTGGTTATCTTGGTTATCTCTGCTTGACCTAACCATACTGTTGCTGGTTCGTCTGCTTTATCTTGTACTGTTCTGATAGCATCAATAATCGCTTGTCCTTTTTCTGATACTTTGGTTTTCTTTGGCATATCACCAGCATCAATGATTTCTAATGCACCTGATGTCATATGGTGAAATGGTAGTTTCTGTTCTATAAATTTAAAGTTCTTTGGCATTACAGGCTTACCATCTTTGACTAATGTTTGGCTAAATTCTACAAACATATCGCTACCAAGATTGGTTCTTGTAACTCTATATTCCCAATCAACCGATGCTTGTATTACAGAACTTCCTCTTGCCCTTGATGATGTGCCATGTCCTGTGTGATGCACAATGCAAATACAAGTAGAATATGAATCTCTAAGATCGTCTATTCTTTCTATGAATGCTGACATATCTTCAGTAGAGTTTTCATTACCAGCACCAAAGTTTCTTTGTAAAGTATCAACCACAATCATTCTGACTTTACCTGATTCATCTTGTGTTCTATCTATGGTGTCTTTTAATAATTGATGGTCTTTATCATCTAATAATCTTGCACCCCTTGTAGATATTAATAATGGTGCATCTCTAACTCTTGTGGCATTTAATTGTTGCCATGCTAAGAATCGTCTTGATATTGCCCTCATACCTTCACCAGCTAAATAAACAACCGAACCTTGTTCTGTTTCGTGTCCATGCCAGTTGCGACCTAAAACAATATTACAAGCCATATCTACTGTAACAAACGATTTACCGCTTTTTGGTTGCCCAAAGATAGCTACAACAGAATCTTCTTCACAAATATCTTTTACTACCCATTTAGGTGGTGTAATGTTCTGCATGATGTCATTAACTTGAATCAGATCAAAAGAAACTCTTTTCTTGATTTGATTATTTAAACAATAATCCAAAAACTGTTGCGATGATGAAAAAAAGTCATTTACTTTTGCATCATACAAATCATCTTTATCTTTAAATTCTCTTGGTGGTTTTACAATGATTACTTCTTTGGCTATCTGACCAAGTTTGTCTTTTAATTCTTCAGAACATTTTTTACCAGCTTCATCATTATCAGGAAAGATAATTACCTTCCTATCTTTCAATGGTGTCCAATCTTGTTTGTCTAAATTATTGACACCACCATGCCATGTACAAACATCGCCATCGTATATGCTTTTACATCCTAATAAGGCTTTTTCACCTTCATTAATCACAACATAATCTTCAGGCTTTTGATTCTCACAATAAATAGGCAAGATACCATCAGGTCTTTTCATTACCCATTGATCTTTGATTTTAGTAAATGGCGCATATTTTTGTTTTATATAATGTTCATTAGGAAACCGCATAACGCAAAAAGAATCAGAATAACGCAGATAAACTACAGACTCATTTTTAAGCTGATACATATCTTTATCAGAAAATGTTTTACCAGGCTTCGCTTTTTTTATCGGTTTGTATTCTTTCAAGAAATCATCAGGATCAAGACCACGATTTTTAATAAATTCTAACAGTCCATAACCTTGATTATTCTCAAAATCAAAAAAAGTACCTTGTTCTAAATTAAGGGCAAGACTGCCTTTGCTACCCCAACGATAGTAAGAGCCATCTTTTTTTGATGGCTCTCCTAATATTTGTATCGCTATTTCAGGTGCGATTTTCTCCCAATCCAATTCCATCTATCATCAAAATGGAATATCACCTGAATCCAATGTATCTAGTACAGGATGTGATTCTTTGGTGTCACCATCTGACTTAGGGAGAAAATCATCATTTTGATTGTCAGATGGTGACTCGCTATACCAATCAGGTATAACAAATTCTGCTGGTCTATCTTTCATACCCACAAATTCAAAGTGTGGTATTGATGTAGCACCTTTGCCTATTGAAATACTTTCTGAACCTGTGTATTTAACCACAGGCAATTTACCTTCGTTTTCAGGCTTTTGTGATTCAGCATAAAAACTAGCGCCCATTTCTTGAAAACCTTTGTATTCACCGAATGAATGTCTTTGCCATAAAGAAACAGGATGTTCAATATTATTAGAGCCTTCTACATATTTAGGCAACACCCAAACCGAAAAAGCTTTTTTATATTCATCACTTGGTCTATCTACAGGTGTAAATAAATCTTTCTGCCACACATAGTGATAGCCACTTCCTGTTTCATATCGCCCATATCCTAACAATATTGTTGCTGGATCAATCATAAAATAATTAGCGTCTATTCTTTCCTTGCCACGATACCAACACTTCTCTTGAAAGTGATGTTTCAGATATGGCGTATCCTCTGAGTCAAAAATAAATGGATTATCTGTCATGTCGTAATATCTCCTTTAATTAATTTTAAATAACAATGTTTTAAAAACTCAATGTTCAGTTCAACAAAAGGATCAAGGTCTAACGCTTCTTCTTCCTTAACAGATTTCTCTGTTAGATAACGAAGCCAGATATTAGTACAGAAATCCTGAAAGTGAACATCATCTTCCAAACGATAGTGTCCATTTTCGAGTTGTTCTGTCATTGAGTTTTCTCCATGAAGTGCAAGAGTAATTGAAAGTGTCTTATTTTGTCAAACAATAATTGTAAAAAAATGTTGCAATAGTTGTAATAATAGTTTTAAATAACACTTGTGATTAAGGAGAAAAACATGACTAAACACAAATTAACTTACACAAACAAAGAAAGAACAGAAGCAGTATATCGTGGAATACAGGTTTTAATAGACCATGATTGGATGACTACCCCAAGAGGTTCATCTTTAGTCAAAACTTGTACTTACAGAGCACAAAATATAGGTTTGAGTAACAGAAATTCTATAGCATCTTTGAAGTCTGCTATAGACAAAAAATTAGACCAATAATCAATTTATTAACAACTAAGGAGAAAATTATGAAAGCGTTAATAGTTAAATGGCAAGACACCAACAAATATGTTTTGCATCTTG